GATTAATGCAAACAATAGCATATGCAGAAAGTAAAGTAAACCCAGAAGCTAAAAATAAAGAGGGTGCTCAATCATTATTCCAATTCTTTGATACTTCTGCTAAAACAGCAGTTAATAGATTAAAGAGAGAATTAAGTTCAGATTTTGATTTACCCGAAGATATAGAAGCTATGATTCAAAGTGGGGATTATAACATATTAGATTCTAATGGTAATCCTAGATTAAGTCCTGAAAGTCAAGTTTTATTAGGTTTGTCTAATCTTATAGAAGACAGAGCAGTAAACATGGAAACTGCTGAAAGACTTCCAGATGGAACTGGCTCACAATATATGACAAATTACTTAACTTCTGACATAAATTCACCAGAAGAAAGAGAAGCTATTACAAATATATATTATAATGTACATCATAAAGCTGTACTTGGTGACCCACCGGGAATTATAGAACTTCAAAAAATTAAACTTAATTGGACTGATGCTTATAATAAATATTTTGATACTTTTAAAAGAGAAGATAAACCAGATATTCCTTTTGGAATGACACTCGGAACTTAAATGGCAACATCAAGACCATTCTATCTTGCATATGAAGAAGCTATAAGGCGTAGAGATGCAGAAGAAGAAAGAAAGAAAAGAGAGAAAGAGTTAGAAGAGCAAAGATTATTAGCTTTAAAACCTACTTCTGTTGACCCTGTTGAAGAATCTTTGTTTGAGCAATTCAGAGAAAGTGACAGAATGGTCAAGAAAACTTTAGACCCCTCACCTCAAAAAATACCTACAAATAGGTTAACACTTACTCAATTAAAAAATGATAATGAGTTTGCTGATACTGCAGAACGATTCATGGACACTATTGGTCGTAACGAAAATATATTTGAATATTTAAGAGATGCTAATTTTAGTTTATCTGCTGCTGCACAAAGGTCTTTTGAAATGGGAGATTGGGATGACCAAACAATGCAAGATTATAATTATCTTAGAACTAGATTTAATAATGCAGAGATAGGTAGTTTTAAAGAAAGACTAGGACAAATAAAAGATATAGGTGGAGATATTTTATTTGACCCTGTTAATTGGTTAACTTTATTATTTGCTGCACCTACTGGTGGTGGTGCTCTTGGAGCTAGAGCTACTGTTGCAGCAGCACAGGCTAAAGGAACAGCACGATTAGCACAACAAGGACTTAAAAGATATACTAAAGCTAAGTTTGAAAAAGATGTAGGAAGAGAATCTGCAAAAAGATTTGGACTACTAGGTGCTTCAGAAGGTTTAGCATGGGCTGGATTACATGATTATTTTATGCAAGACATAGATGTTAACTTAGGTTTACAGGATGAAATAGATTTAAATAGACTTGCTGTTTCTAGTACATTAGGTGCTACATTAGGTGGTGCTGTTGGTGCTGGTATTGGTAGATTATCTGTAGGTCCAAGATATTCAAAGATGTTAGAAAAAGAATATAAGTTTGCTAATGAAGCTAATGTTGATGCAACTGTTCCTAAAACTAAACAAGGCACTTTATTTGATGAAGATGAGTTAACTACAACTAAACCTAAAGAACAAGAAGAACCTACTTTTAGACAACAAGAAGAAGAAGAATATAGGAACCAACAACAAGCAGATTCTTTATTCTATAACGATTGGATGGATAAAGACAAAATTCCTAATCCTATTAAATGGTTTTCTAAAACTTTTATAGAAAAACCAACCAAAGTATTTTATGATAAACTACAAAAGTTAGGACCTAAAGCATCTTATACTTTAATGAATAATCTTAGAAAGTTAAGACAAGATGTTGATAGAGATGCTCTAGGTAAAAAAGGTACTGGTGTAAAACAAATACAATTAAATAGGTCATATGCAGATGATTTAGATAGAAGTAAATTTAATAAATTTACAAATGAAAGTTATGGTGAATATTTTGCAAGTCTAATTGGTAATTTTAATACAGGACTAGAACAAGCATTTGGTGTGTTAGGATTAACAGGAGTACTTAGAACTAGAATTGCTACCACAAATAATAATCAAGTTAGAGACCTTTTGCAAAATAAAGATTTGATGGTTGTAAGAGAAAGAGCTATAGATAAAGAAGGTAATTATTATGGTTTTACTGGCAAAGAAACTATTATGCAAAGAACATTAGGTCAAGATGGTACATATACATTTAATAAAAAAATAAATGTAGGTGATGAAGTTGATGGTATAAAACTAGATGCTGAATTACATTTTGGTTATAGAAGATTAAGAGGTTTATATGATGAAGTATATGAGTTATCAATACAAGAAGGTTTAATAGATTCATCAGTTAGTAAGTTAGGATATTTTCCTAGAATGTTTAATCATTCAGCAGTATCGAAAAAAAGAGAAATATTACAAGAAAAAATTATTAAGTATGGTCATGCAAATCCTGACAATACTAAAATGAAATTAACAGATTATATAGATGAAACTGGTAATCCAATAGAAGTTGCATATTTTAAAGGTGATAAAGGATTAGATTGGAATACATTTACTATATTACGAGAGGGTGGTTATGATAGCTTTGAAGATATTGCAGCTAGAACATACTATCGTAGTCTTAACAGCAAACAAAAACAAAGTTTTAATAATAGAGCTGATGTAAAACAATTTGTAAAAGACAATGAATTAAAAAAAGGTCAGTCATATAAGTTTCTTATAGATAAGATTGATGAAAAAACAAATATAAAAATAGATTTTAGTAAGCTAGATAATTTTAAAAGAAATGATACTATTAGTGCATATGAGTATGCTAGACAAGTTAAAGCAGAAACTATAGTAACAGACATGCTAGAAAAAAGACATATACCTAATGAGTTAAAAATGTTAGGTAAAAGATATGGAGAAAACGCTGGATTTTTACAGTCAAGAAGATTTGTAAACATACCTGATAGAGAATTAAACGAGTTCTTAGAGGGTGATGTTATAACTATATCTAATCAATACTTTAACAATGCATCACAAATATTAGCAAGAAGTAGATATTTTGGTAAAAATATTTCTGTACAAGAAGATACAATATTTAAACCTATGCGAGAAGAGTTACAAGAAGCAGGACTAAGTTTGGAAGAGGCTGCAAAAATAACAGATGATTTTAGAAAAGTTATTAGAAAAGTTACAGGTTTAGATAACAGTCATTTAGATAGTTGGTGGAATAAATCTGCTTCTGGTAGAAACTTAGGAGACTTTTTAAAACTATCACAGCAAATGGCTCACTTACCATTAGCTACACTATCTAGTATAACAGAGCCTTTGATTCTTTTAACAAGAGATTTTTCTTCTGATACTACTAAAGATATTGGTAGAGCTTTACTTAGTGAAACTGGTAACATGTTTGACAGAATAGGTAAAACAGTATCAAGAGCTAGAGGAAAAGCTACACCAAGACAAAAATTAAGTAGGCTTGGAGTAGAAAAAAGAGATGGAGAATTTTTTAATGTAGGCAGATTTACTGATGATGAATGGTTTGAATTATATCAAACAGGTTTAGCATTAGAACAGACAGTAATGGAAAGAATAGAAGGTCTAGCTGGTGAAGCATTAAATGGAAGAGTATTTAAAGGTTTTCAAAATGCATTCTTTAAATCTAATTTATTAACACAATGGACTAAAGCTGTACAACTTGCTTCATTTACTACAGGTAAAAGAATTGTTAGACAACATGCACGAGCACTAGCAACAAACAAAACAAGTTTAGGTGGCACACTATCATCAGGTAGAAGACAACAATTTATAGATGAGCTAAGTGAGTTTGGTATAAGAGAAAAAGATGCTATAAGATGGTATAAAAACTCTGCAACTCCTGATGGTAAGATTAATGAGAATTTTGCAAAAGGATTAAATAACAGAGGCGAAATGAGTCTTAATAAAGAAGGAATATTTAATGCTAAGTTTCATAGGCAAATGATAAAAGGTGCAAATAGATTTACAAAAGAAATTATTCTTAATCCTAGTGTAGCAGAAGCTAACAGACCATTGTGGTTTTCTAATCCTAGTGCACAATTTTTAATGCAGTTTGCTGGTTATCCAACTGTATTTACAAATACTGTTTTAAAAAGATTTGCTAGAGAAGTATCAAAAGATGGTAGTAGAAAAGAAATGTATAGAACTGGTAGAATACTACCAACAGTTATGTTAATGACTGCAATAGCTCACATAGGTAATGAGATTAGAAGTAATGGTAAAGCAACTTTTGAATATGGAACTGATGAAAAGAAACCAGACCACAAAATTATTTTAGATGCAGTAAGAAGATGGGGTGGTTTAGGTCCTTTTGATTATGCTCAAAGGTTTGCCAACGAAAGAGAAAGAGGAACTGGATTTGTAGCAGAAAGTTTAAAATCTATTTCTGGTCCTATACCTCAAGACATTATAGATGCTATTCTTTATAGAAAAGGTTTAGCTGAATTAACAGTAACTAATATGCCTTACTTCCAATTATATGATGCTATTTTTGGAGACGGCACTAAACAAAAATTAAAACAATTAGCAAGAGGCAGTACAGGAGACAGAAAGAAAAAAGTACCAGATGTTTTAGCTAGACTAGGATATGACAGAGGTGGTATAGTTATGAATGTTCCTAATGTTTCTGATGAACCAGATGAAAGGGTTGACAAATTGACTGGAGAAAGCTATAATAATACTTCAGAGAATGCACAAGATTTATCTGACAGAGAACTTAAAAGACAACAGTTTTTCTTTGGTGGTAGAGCTAGAAGGCAACAAAGAAGAGCACTAAGAAGACAAAAAACACAAGAATTTCTTGGGTCTGATAAATCAATGTTAGCTGGAGTAAGAGATGCAGTAGGAAGAAAAGTATATCCTATGTATAAAAAAGGTGCAGATTATTTAGGTGTTGATAAGGATGTACAAGATAGAGCTTTTGAAGATACTGTTAAGTATGCACATGAATTTAACGACAGAGGAGCTTTTACAAATCTTAAAAGTAGGTCAGGAACAAGGCTTCACTCATCACAGGTTTCAAGTGATGTAACTGAAATAATTAGACATGCTTTACTTGGATATAGAGTAGGTGACACATTGACAAAAAGAATTGCTTTACAAGCAAAAGATGCAACACAAGCCGGTATGTATTATGGATATGTGCCAGAGAGAGATATAAAAACTGGAGAAAGTTTAGGTCCTAAATCTGGTTATAGTTTTAGAGATGAAAGAGGTGACCTAATAAATAATAGAATAGGATTTGGATTAAGAAAAAAATATGGTGATGATGAACGAGCTGCAATGGAAGAATTAATGCTTATGATTGCAAGAGGTGATGAAGCACTACATTATGTAAATAAAACTAATCTTGTAAAGAAACCTTTTAATCCATCCGTAAGGAGAGTAATGTGAATATAGAATTATGTAAAGCAGAAATAACTAGACATGAAGGTAGAGTATTAGAAATATACGAAGATAGTCTAGGATATAAAACTCTTGGTATAGGACATTTATGTCAACCAGAAGACCCAGAATATGATTGGGAAGTTGGTACTCCTGTATCAGAAGAAATTGTTGACATGTATTTTGAAGATGATTTTAACAAACACTTAGCAGAAACTATTCATGTGTTTGGCTCAGAAGAAGCATTTTATCATTTACCTTCTGACATACAAAGAGTATTAGTAAACATGTGTTTTAATTTAGGTGGTACTAGATTATCTAAATTTAAAAATATGTTGTTAGCATGTAGAGCACACAACTGGAAAGAAATGGCAGTACAAATGGAAGATAGTCGTTGGTATGGTCAAGTAGGTAGGCGTAGTAAAGAACTACAAGATATAGTATTACAACAAAGTGATTCTGTATACTGAAAAACAATTAGAAGATGCATACAATGCATACAGAAAGATACAAATAAAAGGAGACATGGCTTTTGTATCTTTAAAAGATTTTAGAATTATGTTTGAACAAATATTAGAAGTATTATATAGGGATATGTTATGAAAAATTTATTAAAAAATATTGTAGGTGCAGTAGCTCCAACATTAGGAACTGCTCTTGGTGGTCCTATGGCTGGTATGGCTGGTAATATGATTGCAGAAGTTTTAGGCGTACCTAATAATCCTAAAGCTATAGAGAAAGGTATAGCAGAAGCTACTCCTGAACAGATGTTAGAACTTAAAAAAGCTGAACAAGCTTTTGAAGTTCAGATGAAAGAACTTGATGTTGATGTATTTAAACTAGAAACAGAAGACAAACAAGATGCAAGAAATAAATTTAGTAAGGACTGGACTGCTCGTATTATGGGTATAGCTACAGTAGGTGGATTTCTAGGATATATATTCTTAGTAACATTACAACCACCAGAACAAAATAGTGAGGCATTAATTAATCTAGTATTAGGTTATCTTGGTGGACTTGCTAGTGCTGTAATTAGTTTTTACTTTGGTGCATCTAACTCTACTAAAGATGATTGATAGAAGTAATATACCAGAACATTTAAAACATTTAAAAGAGTGGAAATTAAAAGCATTATTATTTATATTTAAACCAAGATGGATGCAGTCGAAGTAATACAACAAGTAGGATTTCCTATTGCAGCAGCCCTAGGTTTAGGCTGGTTTATATATAAACTTATTATGCGTATTGTTGATGGTATGGAAACTAAACTAGATACCATGGATGACAAAGTACAAACTGCATTGGACACAATGGAAGAAAGAGTATCTACTAAATTAGATAGTCAATATGGTATTATTGTAAGTCTAATTGATAGAGTAAGGGCAATGGACAATCAAAGTATTAGACAAGATGTATTGTTAAAAACTTTACTAGGTGTTCCAAATTTAATTGACATAGAAAAAATAGCAAAGGCAGAAAGAGATGACCAAAGGAAAGATTGATAGTATAGAAAATGTACACCCAATGAGACAAATAACTATAGCTTCTATAGTACAGATAACAATGTTTGGATTTATGTTGTTATCTTTTTTTACAATAGATAAATTATTTGCAGATGAAATAGTACATAAATTTAAAAATCCAAGCTTTAGTGGTATAGGAACATCTGCCCATTATCTTACAATAGAAAACCAAGAACACATGCGTAAGATGACAATCAAAGAAGAACTAAAAGCTATACAAGAACAAATAGAAAGAGACAAAGAAAATACAACACTTGCAAGATTTATAAGAAACTTAGAATCTAGAATATATGCACAACTATCCAGACAACTTGTAGAAAATTTATTTGGTGAGAATCCAAGTACAAGTGGGATATTAGAATTAGAAGGTAATACTATTGAATATAGTATTGAAGATGGAATTATAACTTTAACAATTACAGATAGCGATGGGAATACGACAGTTATTCAGTTGCCTATTGGTGATTTTAGTTTCTAGTTGTGCAGTTCTAAGTCACAATACAGACCTAGCATTAACAAGAGATATAAAGTCTGCCAATATACTGAACTTACAATCAGAAGAATTATTAAATATACAGGCTGCTAAGAGACAGCCTATCATAGCAGTATACTCTAATAGTTTTCAAGACCTTACAGGTCAAAGAAAAAGTAATAGTAGTTTTGCTATGTTTAGTACTGCAGTTACACAAGCTCCAGAAGCTTTACTTATAAGAGCTTTGAAACATGCTGCAGATGGTAAATTTTTTAGGGTTGTTGAAAGGGTAGGTTTAGATAACCTAACTAAAGAAAGACAACTTATCAGGTCAACCAGAGAAAATTTCGAGGAAGACAAACAACTCAAACCTTTGTTATTTGCAGGACTGCTTATACAGGGTGGAGTTATTAGTTATGACACGAATATAGAATCTGGTGGTATTGGAGCTAGGTATCTAGGAGTAGGTAGTAGCAAACAATACAGAGAAGATGTAGTAACTATATCGTTAAGATTAGTTTCTGTATCTACAGGTGAAGTATTATTAGAGACTACAGTTTCTAAAAATATTTTATCAACAGGTGTTTCTCAAGATATATTTCGTTTTATTGAAATGGGCACAGAGCTTGTTGAAGTAGAAGGAGGTGTAGCAGAGAACGAAGCAGCTTCTATAGCTTTGCAAAAGGCAATAGAAACTGGAGTTTTAAATTTAATAGAAATAGGAATACAGAGAGGGTATTGGGAATATGAAAACATTGAAATTAATGAGCCTAGTTGTGATGCTGACTGCATTGACAGCTTACGGGGATGATAATGAAATTTTTGTTGACCAATCTGGAGACAATGCTAACATAGATTTAGAGCAACTTGGTAGTGGAAACATTATCGGTGGTTTAAATTCTACTGCTGGTAGTCTTACAAATCCATTAGATTTAGATGGAAGTGCTTTGACACTTGACATCAATCAAATAGGTGACACTAATAAATTTCTTGGTGATATACTAGGAGATAATATTACAGGTTATTTTAATTTTGATGGCAACTCAAACGCTTTTACTATTCAGGTGGACCCAACAAATACTTATGGTGCTGACAGTTCTGACTTTGATGTACAAGTTAATGGAGATAGTAATACATTTACTTTAGATGTAGCTACTGATTCAATGGCTAGTAGTACTGATTTAGATTGGATTATCAATGGAAGTAGTAACACATTAGATTTTGATATAAATTATGATGGTGGTACTTCTTATGTTGATATAGATGGAGACAGTAATTCTGTTACTTTTGATGGAAGTGGATATGCTGGTGGTTATTTTTATCTAGACCAAACAGGAGATTCACGAACTTTTAACATACAGCAATTAAGTACTTTAAATAATGATTGGCTCAAAATACTTTCAACTGGCGATTCTGGTACTGTGTGTGTCATCCAAGATGATAATGGCACAGCAGTCGGATGCTAGTATTGGAAGCGTAACCGAACTAAATGGCATAGGCAGGATTGTAAGGGATAAACCTTATGATGCTGCCTTATCATTTGACATTGAAAGTTATGACAATGTCGAAACTTCTAATGGTAGAATAGGAATAACATTTCTTAATGATACCAAAGTTAGACTAACAGAACATTCACAATTACTCATAGATGAATTTATCTATGACCCTGACCCATCTAAATCTAAGATGGCTCTACAGTTTGCTAGTGGTACTGCAAGATTTATTACTGGTAAACTAAATAATATAAACAAAGAGAACATTGCTATCTCAACTCCGAGTGCAAATGTTTCCATTCGTGGTACAGATTTTACAATTACAGTCAATGAACTGGGAGAATCTCTTATTATATTATTACCCAAATCAGATGGTACTCCAAGTGGAGAAATACTAGTAGCTACTGCTGCAGGTGAAGTATTATTAAATCAACCATACCAAGCTACTACAGTATCTATGTTTGAAGTAGAACCAAGTAAACCTGTGATATTGGATATTACTTTAGAACTCATAGATAATATGTTAATTGTAAATGAACCACAGGAAATAGAAAGAAATGAAGGAGAGATTGGAACTAGGGTTTCTAGTATTCTTGATGTTGATTTCCTTGAGTTTGATGATTTAGAAGTAGATTATTTAGCAGAGGATAATTTAGAATTTACAGAGTTAGATATAAATTATCTTGATGTAAATTTTCTTGAAGACCTATTAGATATAATAGAAGACATAAATGAATTAGACCAAACAGAAACTTTGCTACAAGCTGAATTAGATTTAAAAGGTACATCGTTTGGATTTGACCAAGAAACTCAAATAAATACTTTTAGTACAGACAATGTATTAACATTCTTAAAATCTTTAGAAGATACAGTAAGATTAGATTTAGATAAGTCTGGTGCTTACACAGTAATATTAATACAGAATGGAAAGAGTACACAGATTATAGTGAATGGTGGTGGCTCTTCTACAATAACAATTAGACAAGGTAGTTAATATGAAGTGGGCTAGTTTATTATTAGGATTACTTACGCTTCCATTGTTATTTAACTTTGGACCCTTAGAGGTCATGAGATTAAAAACATTTGATGCATTAGTCAAAACACCAGAACCATCTGGTTATTTTACCATATTAAATATTACAGAAGAGGATGTCCAAAAGAGAGGAGGCTATCCTTTTCCAAGAGCAGACTTAGCTGACATACATATAGACTTATTGAATGAAGGAGCAATGGGTGTAGGTTGGGTAATATTATTTCCACAACCTGACAGACTAGGTGGCGATGAAGAGTTTGCAGATGCTTTACAATGGAGACATACTGTATTAGCAATGCCAGAGTTTAATAATAATATTTATCCTGAAACTCATGGTACTGTTATACTAGGACCAGATGTAAATTTACCACAGGCAAAAGGATTTTTAGAAAACATACCTCAATTAAAAGAAGTAGCAGTACAAGGTGCTGTCTCTGCTCCAGTAGATGTAGATAATCTTGTAAGAAGATTACCATTACTACAACAAACTCCGGATGGTTGGGTTGCTTCTTTCGGTATACAAGTTTTAAAGTCATTAGTAGAAGGAACTACATATCAAATAAAAACTAATGACAATGGTATTGAGATGATAAGAGTCAAAGGACTTGACCCAATACCAACAGATAGTCTTGGTCGTAAATGGATTAGTTGGGTTGATACACCACAGACTACATTAGAGGAGATGGATGTTGCAGGTAAGTTTGTATTTGTAGGTGTTACTGCAGCAGGGGTAATGCCCACTTTAGCCACGCCAAATGGGCTATTAGAACCTCACAAGATACAGGCTGCCCTTGCAGAAAGTATTTTGATTAACTCTCCTTCCATACCCGACTATAGATTATTTGTAGAACTTATTTTATTATGCATATCAGGATTATTAATAACCTTCGTGATAAATCGCTTTGGTATTACTATGGGTGTATCATTGGCAGGTACGCTGATATTGTCGATGGGTGGGCTAGGTTACTATTTAATATCTCGAGGCTTTTTAGTTGATGTCACATGGAGTATGACATGTATGACACTTTTGTCATTACAACAATTCTATTTAAGATTCAGAGAACAATATAAACTAAGACAACAAATCAAGAAACAGTTTGGTCATTACCTTGACCCAAGACAAGTAAAACAATTACAAGAAAATCCTGGACTGTTAAAGTTAGGTGGTGAGAGAAAGTATTGCACCATGTTATTTACTGATGTCAGAGGTTTTACAAACTTATCAGAAACATTAGAACCAGAACAAGTAACAGAGTTAATGAATAAAACATTAACCATACAAGCTAATGCAGTTAAGAAGTATGGTGGCATGGTTGATAAATATATAGGTGATGCGATGATGGCTATCTTTAATGCTCCATTAGATTTAGATAACCACGAAGACAGAGCAATACTTACAGCTATAGAAATTAAAAGAAAAATGTTGGATGCAAACTTAGGTATTGAGATTGGTATTGGAATTAATTCAGGCGATGTTCTGTTAGGGAACTGTGGGTCAGAAGATAGATTCGATTATACTGCTATAGGTTCAGATGTAAACCTTGCAGCTCGATGTGAAAGTAGTTGTAAGGAAGTAGGAGAAGATATTGTGATAGCAAGAAACACTATTGAGAACACAAATATCTATGTTGATAAGTTAAAACCTATAAAAATGAAGGGAATTTCTAAACCTGTAGAGATTTACACAGTAAATTTAGCTCAATATCTCTAAATCCTATCAGAGGCACACAGAAGCCCTGTATTAAATAGTTGTTCTTACGATACCTATCGCATTAGGTAGTATCAAAGAATGCAATACAGAGCATCCTGTGAGGTCAATTTTCCTTATTCTCCCATTTTTCTAGCATTTAAGTGATTTTCTATGTCTTGGTGTATAGAATCTAGTTTTGTAGTGCCTTCTCGCATTATAACTTCTAATACAGCATAGTCTTCTGGTTTAAAATGTTCTTTTAATTTTGTAATATCTGTTGTTATTCTTTCAGTAATTAACTTACCAGACTTATCATACAAAAATTTATAGCCTAAGAGAGTGGCTTCTTTTCTTTTCATTTCTCAAATCCTGTAAATGTAATATTATCTTGTCTTCCTCGTAGCCCTGCTTTCATATATGTAGTTGCTCGACCTTCAAAGAAGTTCTGATGTTCTACTCCCATGACTTCATCTATCCAACCAAGAGGATTTTCTTTCTGGTCATAATTAGTTTTAAGACCAAGTTGTAATAATCTTCTATCAGCTATGTATCTATTGTATGCATACATATCTTTTTTAGTTAGTCCTTGTAAGTCTCCCATCTCAAACACTAAGTCTAAGAACTTATCTTCAAGTGTTACCATCTCTCTACAGATTTCATATATTTCTTTCTTGAAATCATCTGTCCATATATCTATGTTTTCTTTTATAAATTCTCTAAACAGTTTAGTCATTGCTTCTACATGCATTGATTCATCACGAATAGAATATGTTACTATCTGACCCATGCCTTTCATCTTTCCAAACCTTGGGAAGTTTAACAAGATTGCAAAGCTACTAAATAATTGTAGTCCTTCTGTAAAAGCAGAGTAAACAGCAAGAGTTTTTGCTATTGTTCTTTTATCAGACTTAGTAGGTTTAAAGTTAGAAACATAGTCATGTTTATCTGCCATCTCTTCGTAATCAGCAAAAGCTTTATACTCTATGTCAGGCATACCTACAGTATCAAGTAGTAAACTGTATGCATGTTGATGTATTGATTCCATGTTGGCAAAAGATGACATCATCATTCTTGCTTCTGGTTTTGTAAAAGTACGCATGTACTTATCTATATATCCACTAGCTACATCTACATCTGATTGTGTAAACAATCTAAATATCTGTGTTAGTAAATTCTTTTCTGTATCATTTAAGTCTTGCCAGTCTTTGACATCTGTATGTAAAGGTACAGATTCCGGCATCCAATGCATTTGATTTTGTAATACATAATAATCAAACATCCATGGGTACTCAAAAGGTTTGTAATAATCTCTGTTACCTAGTAAACTCATCGAAATTCTCCTTTAATGTTTTAAGTTTATCTTCTGCAGTAGCTAACTTATCTATTTCAATATCCATTGTTTCAATAATGTTAGGATGCTCAGCAACACCAACACTATTTTTAAAATAGTTTAATAAATTAGTTTCAGCTTCTGCCTTTTCTGCTTCATACTTTAAGCGTAAAGCATTATATAATTTTTGTTTTATCATAATTATCCCTCACAGGCTACACATTCCACATCATCCAACTTGATTCTTGGAACTTTAATATTAACATTTTCTACACTTCTAGCTGCGTTGGACCTAAAGTAGTATAGTGATTTTAATTTATTCATACCATACCAATGAACATCATTTACATACTGCATGTATTCATCATGAGTATCTTGTCCTTCTGTTGCTTTTGGTAAAGTAAAAAAGAGATTAACAGATTGTGCTTGACAAATATATTGTTGTCTTTGATAGGCATGTTCAACAATCCATATCTGATTTATCTCATTTGCTGTTTTAAATATTTCTTTTTCATCATCAGTAAGAATATCTAAATGTTGTACCGAGCCATCCTTTGCAGATATATCTTTCCAAAGCTCATCTAATTCTTTATCTTTTAGTCCTTTGTCTTTAAAAATCTTTTCAAGGAATTTGTTTTTAACTTGATAACTACCTGATAAAGTTTTGTGAGTATATGCATTGGCACGATAAGGCTCAATAGAAGGACTAGTACCGGAACAGATAATACCAGAACTAGCGTTAGGAGCAATAGCAAGAAGGTTAGCATTGCGAATGTCATCACTAAGTAAATCAGGGCATCCACCACGCATCTCAGCCAATCTTTTAGAAGCTTGAACAGCTTTGTTCTTAATGTGTTTAAATGCTTGATGATTGAAGCTGGTTGCCAGAACTCCCTCGAAAGGAATATTTCTAGACTGGAGGTAAGCATGGAAACCCATCGCACCCAAACCCAACGACCTCTCTCTATAAGCCGAATAAGCTGACTTGGCAAACCCTTCTTTGCCTTCTCTAATATACTTTGTAAACCTTTTAAAATTTGCACTATATCCTCCTAACTGTGATGTATCTACTGCATTTTCTATGTAATGCTCTATTACATTATCTAACATTGTAATTAAATCTTCTATAAAATAATTATCACTAACCCATGTATCAAACTTTTCTAAGTTTACAGAAGATAGACAACATACTGCAGTCCTTTCTTCATTTGTTGGTAAAGTAATCTCTGAACATAAATTACTTTGTCTTATTTGTAATCCTAATTTTTGTTGTTGTTCAGGTAAAGCATCATTACATGTATCAATATTAATCATGTATGGCTCTCCTGTTTCTGCTCTAGCATTTATAATTTGAAACCATAAATCTCTAGCATTTATAACTTTTACTGCCTCATTTGTTTTAGGGTCAATCAATCTCCAATCTTCATCATCCTTTACTGCATCTAAGAATGCATTAGTTATATTAATTCCATTATGTAAGTTCAAACATTTTCTATTTATATCTCCACCAGATTCTTTACGCATATTTATAAACTCTTCTATTTCTGGATGACTAACATCCAAGTATGCTGCATAACTTCCTCTTCTTGTAGTGCCTTGATTAAAGGCTAACATCTGTGAATCTACTACATGCATGAAAGGAATTGAACCAGTAGAACGACTGCCGTGAGTAGTAGGTATACCATTACTCCTAACATCTCCCCAAAATCCACCAATGCCTCCACCTGAACTTGCCAACCAAATGTTTTCATCATAGTGAGCAGATAAACCACTCCTGCTGTCAGGTACATAATTAAGGAAGCAACTAATAGGTAACCCACGAGTAGTTCCCCCGTTACTAAGTATAGGAGTGCTAAACATGAACCACCTATCGGAACTGTAATTATAAAGTCTTTGAGCCAATTCATAATCTGTCTCGCCTTTGTAGGTGGCTGCGAAGACTGAGGCTCTTGCAAACGCTTCTTGTGCATGTGTTTCTCCTTCCCAAAAGTATCTATCTCTTAGTGTATCTAAACTAAATTTATCAAAGTGTTTCTCTTTGTCATAGTCTATTTCAATTCCCAAGTAAGGCTTGGTTCCTATTTTATCATCAACCATTTTCTTCCTCTATATGTAAAGCTATTATAGCATAATGTATAATTTTATATAGCTCTAATTTCTTATTATCTTTCTTTCCATATCTCATTGCATACTTCATAATGTTACCAATACAAAATCCTTCTCCATATCCTGCATCTATAATCATATCTGTAGCTTGATACTTACCTTCGGCATAATGTTTCTTGTAAGTTTCATGTATATAATCATCTATCTCTTCTAGTATTCTAGTTTCACTAAACTTTGTCATTTAAATTTACTCCCTTCAAACCATGCAACCAAACTTCTTCTAGTTCCAGAAGTTACAGGCGTAACTCTGTGTGTAGAAAAAGATGGGAACACTAATATACTACCCTGTTTTCTAATATTATCAGGAGATGAGCTATGCTGAAATTCAAAGTCTCCACCTGTATAATCATCAGACTCTGAAAGTTGTAGTGTTAAACTTAACTTTCTATGAAAAGCATTATCTGTATCTAGAAATGTATCTATATGCCAGTTATAAAAATCTCCTTCCTCTTCATCTCCATTGTAAACAGTATACTGAATTGAATCTAAATACTTTACATCAAAGTCATAAGACAATCTGTTGGCTGCATTAATAGAGTTCCAAAATCTAGGAGCAATAAAGTTCCAAAGATTCATATGGTCTGGGTTTGCTGTAGTTATAAAAGCAACATTACCTTTTCTGTGTTTTGTAACTCTTTGTTCTGAGCCTTCTCCTGTTGTAGCATCCGTTATATCTAACAACTTTTCAGACTCAGTTATTATATGATTACAGTCTTCTTTTGAAAACCAATCTTCAAACAACATACAATTTTTCATCATAATTTATTCTCCCATTCATAATTTTTAACTAACTGCCAATATCTTAATATACTATTGAACATTTCTTTGTGTTTCTCATGAGATTCTTCTTCCCATATGTGGCATAAAACTAAACTTGTATCTGCTCTATCTACAAAGATAGAAATTCTGGTAGGGTTATCTATGTTACAACCTTGTGCATACGCAGACAACTGCATACCATGTTCATCATATACTAATTTAGCAGGGTCTTTACCAAATAGATTGTCTTTAGTTTTAAAGTCCACAAAAATACCGGACTTAGAATACAAGTCTATCTTACCACCATAACCCTGTCGTGCACAGAAAGAATCTTCTGCTATCCATTCTTCATCAGGAAAGTTTTCATCAAGCCAAGCTTTGATAATTTTGTAAGGTTTAGTTTTAGCCTTACCTAAAAATCCTTTTTCTATTTGAGCATGGATTTTAGTTCCTTGGTCTGCTGCTTTTAAACCTATATTCTTAGCATCGGCTTTGCACCTATAAACATAAGAATCTAAAGATTCCTCATCGCCAATACCTACAGTAACTGCAGATTTAATAGCTTGTGTAATCTTCCAATTTTCTAAAGCAGGTTTAGCAATCATACCAATAATCGTAGTTACTGATGGAACTAAACCAAAAGACTTAGCATCTCTCAATGTGGTATTTCTTTCTTTACCATTAGCACCTATGATTGTATACATAGGTCCTCCATCTTGGTCATACCAATGTCCTGATTCGGATGTAAATTTATTATAGTTATCTAATTTAGTTTTGTCAATCTTTTTCTTCATCTTTTAAACCTTTAAATGTTTTAAATACATCTGTAGTAAATAATTTTTGTATACTTACTAACCACATTCTACTTGCATTATGGTCTCCACCACTCACAGATTTTTTGAAATCTAATTTTTCAATTAACTGTTTTAGTTTTGGAACTTCAAATACAAGTGTGCAGAATATATGGTCATCAATACAAAGGTTATGGAACCAGTAGTCTGCTTCTGTTACTGCAATACCTGATGGCTTTCCATATGATTCATATTCAATACATATATTACCTGTCTTCATCCACATACCTCTTTCAGATTTAACTTCAATCCTTTTATTAGTAAGCATGTTTGCTATTTTTTCTTCTCTAATCTGACCATACTGTAAGTCAAGGTCAAATTTCTTTCTATCTTTCTTAGTGGGTTTCACTCCAATTTCCTCCTATTTTATATTCTCCATCTAGTTCGCAACGCATTTTAAAAGTCTGTCCTGCTTTTCTAATTGCATCACATCCCATTCTTCCAACACAATCTGCTTGAGATTCTTTCACTTGCAACTGCCATTCATCATGAATGTTAGCAACAAATTTAGCATCTAAAGCATTTAGTTTTATCATTTCATATAAGTATATCATAGCTTGTTTCATTACGATAGCACCACTTCCTTGTAATAAAGTATTCAAGGCAGCATGTGGGCTACGCACATATATCTTTCTTCTATCTATACCCAAAAGAAATCCTCTTTGAGATGCTTGTTGCACTTGGTCTCTTAACTTCTTAAGAGCAGGTAAATTAGTAAAGAATCTTTCTTTTAACTGTTTACCTTTCTTTATATCTCCCTTTGCAATCTTACCTATCTTAGCATCTCCTGCACCATATACTAAAGCATATATAAATGTTTTAGCTTGGTCTCTTGTTTTTAATCCTGCTAGTTCTTGATTGGTTGTATGTATATCTCCATGTAAGACTTCATTAATATAATTATCATCTTTCATATAGTGAGCTAACATTCTTAATTCTAATCCACTAGCATCTATACCTACAAGTTTATATCCTTCTGGCACAGTCCAACATGCTCTACATTCTTCACCGAATGGGCTATGTATATTAGGAACTTGTGCCATATTAGGATTTCTATGTGTCATTCTACCTGTAATAGTTCCATTTGGAATAACTTTACCATGAACTCTATCATCTTTTAATTCATCAATCCAAGAAGATATTTGTGCTATTCGTTTTTGGTATAGTAAAAAGTTAGCAATTAGTTTAGCCTCATTTATATGCTCAATCTTTTTGAGTGTTCCTTCATCTACAATGGGTTGACCTGTAGGTGTAAATCTTTCAGGCTTCCAACCAAAATCAATAAGATATTCTCCTATTTGTTTTCTACTTCCAAGATTAAAGTCAACTAATTTCTTACGCATGAATGGCTCATAATTCTTTTGTGTCATACAAGTGTCATACTCTTCATCAGTAAGACCTCGTTTACTTAACTGTCCATCCTTACGAACATAAGGTGTAACTAATTTATCATCTATCCATTTTGGTTTAAATGTAGTTTGCACTTCAAGTTCAGTCTGTGATTTTTTATCTTGTAAATCTGCAAGTAATTCCATTGCTTGTCTACTGTCAAAATGAAATCCTGTTTTCTCTTGCTCATTTATAATCTTAGCAACTCTGTGTTCTAGTTCTAGACTCTGTTCACTAAAACCTTTGCCTTCATTTAATAAATGTTCATACACTTTTTCATTTAAACATACATCTCCTACACAATACTCTAACATTTCTGGAGAGTATGATGTAAACTCTGGTTGTTCTTTCTTATACATGTTTACTCTAAATCCCCAAGTCTTAAGACTATGTCCATTTTCTCTGACTGGATTATAAAGTCTTGACATGACAAGTGTATCAATAACTTGACCAGTAAATTTAAAATCATATAGTTTTTCTAATACTGGTAAATCAAAACCAATTATATTATGACCTATCAATGCATCAGCAGTAGATAATAAATCTAATCCATTTTGTATTTGATTATGACCAAACTTATGTATCTTGCCATTGAGTTCTTTTGCAACCAAGCACCACACTTTAGTAGCATTTAAATCATCTGTTTCTATATCAAAAATCATCTTCATTGTAGAATGTTTCCTCCTCTGATAGTTCGTGTAGTCTACCTGTTTCTATATCATATGTCAAACTACAAGCCAGTCCTGTGTCTCCTGTATATCTTGACTTCAAGACTCTGACTTTTGTTATGTTTGCTTCTTCTTTATTCTCTGCTTGTTGGTTTCTTTCTAATGCTATCACACAGTCAGATAACTGTGCTATACCTTGAGAACCTTTTAGGTGTGATAGTGATACTTCAATACCTTTCTCATGACCTCTATCTCCTGATGCTCTACGCAAGTGTGATACTAATATCATTCCCACACCTGTTTCTTCAACAAGACTACGAAGTCTATTCATAAGCATATCAATACCTCTTCTTTCATCTCCCTCTGTCAACACATTTACAAGCATATGTAAGTGGTCAACCACTATCCAATCACACTCACAACCTACAATAATATATCTTAACTTAGAAAAGATTTCATCTATATCTGTAGCACCTAAGTGAGCATGTATAAATACTCTACCTTTTTCTATGGCTTTATCAAATAAAGCATTTAGTTCTTCTTCTGTATAGTTCTTTCTTTTTTCTGTAAGATATAGTCTGTCGTTAGCTTCAATAGATACAATACCATCAGCAGTTCTTAACCAGTTTTCTTCTAGTGCTATGATGCCGACATTATCTTTTGTATTCTTTATAAGATGATGTTCAAGTTCTCTAGTTACACTAGACTTACCTAGTCCTGTGCCACCTGTAAGAGTAACTAACTCTCCCTTACGCATACCATATAGTTTCTTATTTAAACCTTCCCAAGGATATGCAATACTTTCTTTTTCTTCTCTATGCATCCAATCATCTTTCTTACTATGTAATTCTAAGATGCCAGATGGTGTATAAGTTTTAGCTTCCCACCATGCAGTATTAAATTCTTTAAACTTTTTCTTGACAAGCATTTCGTTTGCATCTTTATATCCATTTGGAAGATTTACAATCTTAGCTTTTCCCGGTTTTAAAATACGAGCAACCTCTAAGGCTGACTGTCTACCTACCTTATCATTATCAAAACATATTACAACATTATCAAATGCTTCAACAAACTCAATACTCTCTCGTATATCTCTTACTGCAGAAGATGCACCTCGTTTAATAGATACAACAGCCCACTTGTCTTGAAATAATTCATTGACTGCCATTGCATCACACTCACCTTCTACAATAGTAAGATACTTACCACCTGTATTTCTATACAACTGCTCTCCGAACAATCCTGTTCCTTGAAATGTGCCATTACATGCAAAGTTTTTGTTGTCTACATATCTTGTTTTAGTTCCAACAATCTCACTTCCATTATAGTATGGATAGATATGTTGTTTTATATTACCATTATTATCTTTTACAATTTTAACTCCAAACTTTTTGGCAGTATTTTCTGATATACCTCTATCAGATATTGCAGAATATACTCCTGTATAAGAGTTTAAAAAAGATGTTTCAGGTTGTTTCATGGGTACAATATTATTAT